ATAGATGCTATTGAATCAGCAATGACAAATGAAGCATTTAAAGGTTATGTACACGGTAACTGCATTAAGTATCTTATGCGGTATACTCGTAAAAATGGACAAGAAGATTTGCTTAAAGCACAATGGTATCTCAACAAACTTATTGAAATCAATGGCAAGAATAGAACTCTCTAACATCGACTATATTCTCAAATGGGAAGGTGGTCTAAGTAAGCATAAAGCTGATACGGCATCACGTCACCCAGTTCCTGATGGAAGCGGATATCACACGAATCGCGGAATCACTTGGGTTGTCTGGAAGGGAATTTTTGGCTCTACAAATGAATCAATAGAATCTTTTTACAAGATGCCTAAAGACAAATGGATTCAAGTCTATCAGAGATATTGGGATGGTTTAAACTGCACTAAAATCGAATCTCAGATAATAGCTGAATTTTGGGCTGACTTTGCTTGGGGTTCAGGGATAGGAGGAGCATCACGTCAGTTGCAGCGTTTTTTGAACTCTCACGGCTTTAATTTGAAAGTTGATTGTAAGATAGGGCAATTCACAATAAGTGCCTTAAATAGCCTTATTGAGCGTCACGGTGAAAAATGGGTTTTTGAAAGTTGCTACTCTTGGAGGGTTCACTTTCTTCAAAGCCTGACTTCATTCAAAGACTTTGGAAAAGGTTGGATAAATAGATTACAAGACTTCTATATTTACGCTCAAAGACGTTGGCAACCTTAGACGACATAGGTAAAAAGTTTAGCGACTTTAATCCTGCTGGAGACAAAGGGATTCAAGGCATTCTCCAAAATTGGGGCAATGAACTTATTTCTAAATTTCGTGCTAATCTTCAAAAAAATAAATCTCTTGCATCTCGTAGACTTTACTCAGAGATAGAACCTGACATTTCACCAACGAAAACAGGCTATAGTCTGCAAATAAAAATGCTTGACTATTACAAGTGGGTTGAAGACGGTAGACCACCGACAAAAACAAATACGCCATCTAATCCAACGCTACAGAAATCTATTGAGCAATGGATCATAAACAAAGGAATCCAAACAAGGACTTCCAAAAATCAATCACGTGCTGAATCGGTAAAGAGCCTTGCTTATGTAATAGCAAGAAAGATTCATAGAAAAGGCACAAAGGCAAGACCGTTCATTTCTCCTGCATTGAATGACAAGATGTTGCAGACTCTTTCTGATAGAGTAGGCAAATATATCGCTGATTCTTTAGCGTCATAGTTCTGTCAATAAAGAAAAATATTTTTCTATTAAGGAAATTTATTTTATCTTTGCTGCATGGAACTACAAGAAATCATAAATCTTATTAAAGTAAAAAGAAAGCACGGACTCGTGAAACGAGTATCCGAGCAAACAGGCGTGTCTATGCCTACCGTTAGAAAGTATCTTGACGGTGACGTTATTAATCCTAAGGCTATGTTAGTAATCAAAACTGCATTAGAGGAGGTTTCAAGATGAAAGTAGAAGTAAACGTATATGTACACGACAAAGAGGTTCAAGTAGTCTTTGATGACTCTTTTACTTTTATCTACGACAGAATTGAAGTTGAGGATGCAATCATTGAACACTATTTCAAGAAATTTGAAGAGGTAATCTCTAAAGACGAAGACAGCAGCCCTTACGAGGTAACTTACAGAGTAGACTTAGAACACATCAAAGAACACGAACTATACAGAGTAATTCAAGAAATTTTATGAAAACATCAGAGAAATTATCAGTATTTGAAACTTTATCTGCAATTAATGTGAATGATAAAGTAGAGCAAAAAGATGGATTGACTTATTTGTCGTGGGCTTGGGCTTGGGCAAAAGTATGTCAAATTTACCCTAATGCAAGTTACAAAGTATTGCCGACTGAATGCGATGACAAATTAGGATTTATGTGCCATACGGAGGTAACTATTGAAGATAAAACATTACCTATGTGGTTGCCTGTATTAGATAGTAAAAACAAAGCAATGTTAAAACAAATGTACACTTATGAAACTAAATTTGGAAGTAAAAGAGTTGAACCAGCAACACAATTTGACATCAATAAAACAATTATGCGTTGCTTGGTTAAAAACTTGGCAATGTTTGGTTTAGGTATTTACATTTATGCAGGAGAAGATTTGCCAGAAATTGAGCAAAAAAGCGAATCGGTAAAAGTCAAAGCAGTCAAAGAAGAGATGACACCTAAGCATCCATTGTGGAAGAAAGCAGTTGATCACATCGCAAAAGGCGGTTCTATTTCTGACGTTACTGACAAGTACATTGTAAGTGCAGATAACATTGCTATTTTGACGGCTACTAAATGAATGATTGAAAACGGATGGAAATTACAATAACCGAAAATCAAGAACTTTGGCAGGAAGCGAGATTATCTCGCTTTACTGCCTCAGAGATTCACAAGCTGATGGGAAGTTCTCGAAGCGGTGACACACTAAGCAAAACTGCTGAGACTTTCGTCTACGAAAAAGCAGCAGAGATTCTCACAGGGCAACGCAAAGCAATTTACGGTGATGCTCTTGAATGGGGGAAGCAATATGAACCTGATGCCTTTAACCATTTCGCAAGAATTACATTTGATGAGTTTACATACTACGGAGGTGAGACATATGTATTTATACCATACGGAGACAATAGCGGCTATTCTCCTGACGGTTTAAGTAAAGATGCTATCTTAGAAATTAAATGCCCTTACAACTCAGCAATTCACCTTAAAAACTTTACTATCTACGATGCCGATAGTTTAAAGGCTTTGCACCCAGAGTATTACTGGCAAATGCAACTTGGGATGATTGCTGCTGATTTAGATAAAGGCTACTTTGTTAGTTACGATCCACGAATGCCGCAAGGTAAGGTTATTCACGTTGCGGAAATAGAACGTCATTTAGTGCAAGACGAGATAGACGAGAAGCTAAATGCTGCTGCTGAGTTATTAAATAATGTCATCAGATTGTAATTATATTTACAATATTGAAAAAATATTTTGCATTTAAGGAAATTAGGTAGATATTTGAACCATGACACAACACCACTATTTTCAAATTGTTTGTATTCTATTCTTTGCAGTAGCGTACTTACTATGGTATCTTGCTATCAAGGTACAAGAGTTTAACCAAGAGCAAAAAGAAGCTGAGCCATTCCAAGAGCAGGAAAGACCATATGTTGATCCTGCTCACTTTAACGAGGTAATGAAGCACCAGGCTAAAGTTAGAAAAACAATGTACAGAGGTAAATTAAAACTATGATGACCGCAGTAGAATATTTATTTGACAAGTTAGTCAATACAGAGCCAACAAGAATGGAGTGCTATCAGTACTTAAAAGAGGCTAAAGAAATGGAAAAGAATCAAATCATTACAGCTCACGAAATGTCAGCGATAGAAATGGGTAGACCATATTTAGCTTTAGACTGTGCTGTTCAATATTATAAAGAAAACTATGAATAAACAACAAACAGCAGTCGAGTGGTTGATTAATGAACTGCAAAAAACAAGAGATTGGCAGCGAGTAATTAACGAAGCGAATCAAAGTGGCTCATCGGTTAGGGATGTAATTAAAGAAGCCAAAGAAATGGAGAAGGAGCAATCTATAGAATTTGCGTGGGAATGTCAAGAAATGTTCAAACATGAAATAAAAGAACATTTTGAAGAAAAATTTAACGAAGGAGGTAACAAATGAATAAACTAATTGAACAAAGAGTGGCTGCAGTTTTGTTGAATCACCCTGAAGCGAGAGATAACGATAATGTTTTACTCGTTGAATTTTGGAAGATGGAAATGGGAGACAACGATAGCTACGCATACAAGACGCATGAATTCTTCAATATGCTTTATCAGGGCAAAGTAACCAACGCTTCAACCATTTCACGAATAAGACGCAAACTACAAATGCACTATCCTCATTTAAGAGGTGAACGCTATCAGAAACGCTTAGAACAACAGGAAGAAGTAAAACAAGATTTAGGCTATGGGATTTCGGTGGACAGCTGATAAAATTGATAAACTCAGACAGTTATACATTGACACTCATATTAACGAAATTTGTCAATACTTTGGAGTAAAGAGACACGTTGTTTACTGTGCTGCTCAGCGTTACAATATAGCACGTTCAGAAGAGTATAAGAAAACCCATTGCTTTAATGTGAAGCCAAATGTAGCTACTCAATTTAAGAAAGGTATGACAAGCTGGAACAAAGGTAAAAAGGGAATAATTATAGGCGGTATTCATACTCAATTTAAAAAAGGTCAAATACCCCACAATTGGAAACCTGATGGAACAGAAAGAATATCAAAAGACGGCTACATTGAAATAAAGCACAACGGCAAGTATAGGGCTAAGCATAGGATTATTTATGAGGAGCATCACGGCGTTAAATTAGATCCTTACGAAGTAGTAATATTTTTAGACAGAAACCCTAAAAACTTAGATATCTCAAATCTAAAATTAATTTCACGTCAGGAACATATGCAACGCAATCACTGGGTAAATTTACCTGAAGAACTACAGGAAGTAATACATTTAAAAAAGAACATAACAAGAATAATAACAGAACATGGCAAAAGACAAAATTCAAGACCTGAGACACCATCTATTTGAAACTATTGAAATGCTTAAAGACGGAGACATGGAAATAGACAAGGCAAGAGCAATCA